GGTATGCAAAAGGTTCAGATGGAGACTCAGTCTAAAATGCAAATAATGCAGGCTGAGGTTCAATACCACATCCAGAGGATGCAGGCAGAGGCTGAGCTTAAGTCGAACCTAATGAGGCAAGAGTTCGAGTACAATATGCAGCTTGGAGGTATTAAAGAGAATATGATATCCAAAAGGGATCAGGAGAAAGAGAAGGCTAAGGCTGGAAGAATAAGCCAGCAAAATACTCAGCAGTCTCAACTGATCAACCAAAGGAAGAACAATCTGCCTCCACAGACATTCGAGTCTAATGAGGATAGCTTAGATGGATTCAGCCTTGAAGAGTTTGCTCCAAGATAGTATATTATTATTTTATATAACTTTGTAAAAATTTAATCTAATGGAAATTAAGGTAAGAGCACTTGATGCACAAGAGCCAAAGTCTGTTCAGGAAGTAGAGAAAGAATTGTTGGATAAGCATGAACAGCAACAAGAAGAGAGACAAGCCGAGCCAGCTCCTGAGTCAGCTCCGGCACAAGAGGAAGAGTTAAGTGAGGAAAAAGTTCTTTCATATATTGGTAAGAAGTATGGTAAGGACATCAAATCTTTTGATGAACTTACGGCACATAGAGAAAGCAACGAGGATTTGCCTGAAGATGTTGCAGCGTACTTCAAATATAAAAAGGAAACCGGCAGAGGCATAGAAGATTTTGTCAAGCTCAATAAAGACTTTGACAAGATGGACTCAGATTCTCTGGTTCGGGAGTACTTAATGGCTACCGAGAAGGGTCTTGACGAAGAGGACATCGATGCAATGATGCAGGAATACAGCTACGATGAGGAGCTGGACGATGATTCAACAGTCAAGAAGGCTAAGATAGCTAAGAAGAAAATGGTTGCAAAAGCCAAAGACTTCTTCAACGAACAGAAGCAGACATACGGAAAGCCCCTTGAGTCAAGTACGGCTGGGATGTCTAAAGAAGAACGTGAAGAGCTGGAAGCTTACAAGCAATATATAAGTCAGTCAAAGACTTATGAAGAGGAATCCAAGCGTAAGACCGAGTGGTTCCAGAAGAAAACTGACGAGTTATTCGATGGCGAGTTCAAAGGTTTTGAGTTCAGCTTAGATGACAAGAAGGTTACTTTCTCACCCGGAGACGCTAGCGAAATTAAAAAGACCCAATCAAATCCATACAACTTTGTTACAAAGTTCTTGGATGACAATGGGATGATTAAGGACGCTGCAGGATACCACAGATCTTTGGCGGTGGCGATGAACCCCGAGCGTTTTGCTAAGTTCTTTTATGAGCAAGGCAAGGCAGATGCGGTTGAGGATATCTCTAAGAGATCCAAGAACATAGACATGGATATCAGAAGAGCTCCTGAATCAATGAATAAGGGTGGCATGCAAATCAGAGCGGTGGACAAAGACTCAGGGAGAAACCTGAAAATTAAAAGCAACAAGAAAAATTAACATTTAAAAAGTTTAAGAAATGCCAGCAGCATTACAACCAACGCCAACATACGCGCTCCAGCCATCAGCAGAGCAAGTACCTTTGGCTACCAACTACATCACCAACTTCGACTTCTTGAATCAGTATCTTCCTGATACTTACGAGAAAGAATTCGAGCGTTACGGTAACAGAACCATCGCATCTTTCTTGCGTATGGTAGGTGCCGAGATGCCCTCTAACTCTGACCTTATCAAATGGGCTGAGCAGGGTCGTCTGCACACAAAGTATATCGATTGCGCATCAGGTCAGGCAGCAGGTGCTGACACAGCGACAATCACAGTAAGTGACACCTTGATCCCCGGTACTGGCTCTATCGCCATCCGTAAAGGTCAGACAGTTCACATCTCCAAGAATGGTGGTGCTCTTTACAACAAGGGTATCGTTATCGATGTTGATACAGTGAACAACACTTTCGACGTAGCTTACTACGAAGCTGGTGGTCAGACATTTGCTGCCGCCGATACTCTGACTGTATTCATCTACGGTTCCGAGTTTAAGAAAGGTGTTAACGGAATGCAAGGTTCTTTGGAAGCTTCTGACGATATCTTCGAGAACTCTCCTATCATCATCAAGGACAAGTACGCTGTATCCGGTTCTGACATGGCTCAGATTGGCTGGGTAGAAGTTACTACCGAGAATGGTGCTACAGGGTACCTGTGGTATATGAAGTCAGAGCACGAGACTCGTCTGCGTTTCGAAGATTACATCGAGACTGCTATGATCGAGGCTGTTCCTGCTGAAGCTGGTTCTGGTGTTGTTACTCAAACAACTTACACAGACGCTGGTAACAAGGGTTCTGAGGGTATCTTCTACGTAGTAGAGAACCGCGGTAACTTGTTCGCTGGTGGTAACCCTACCACTTTGGCTGACTTCGATTCTATCATCTCTCGTTTGGACAAGCAGGGTGCTATCCAAGAGAACGTCATCTTCTTGAATCGTGACTTCGGTTTCGATATCGACGATATGTTGGCTACTCTGAACGGATACAACGGAGGCGGAGCCGCTAATGGCGCTTCTTTCGGTCTGTTTGACAACGACGTTGAGATGGCTCTTAACCTCGGATTCTCTGGATTCCGTCGTGGTTATGACTTCTACAAGTCTGACTGGAAATACCTGAACGATCCTACAATGCGTGGTGGTCTTTCTGGTGCTGGAGTTAAGAAGAACGGTCTTCTTGTTCCTGCCGGTTCAACAACTGTATACGATCAAATCCTCGGAAAGAATGCTAAGCGTCCGTTCTTGCACGTTCGCTACAGAGCTTCTGAAACCGAAGATCGTCGTTACAAGACTTGGATCACTGGTTCTGCTGGAGGTGCTCAAACATCCGATCTGGATGCTATGGAGGTACACTTCTTGTCAGAGAGAGCTGTTTGCACATTGGGTGCTAACAACTTCGTTATGTTCCAAGACTAAACCTTAGGATCTATAATGGGGTGGGGCCTTAAAATCCCACCCCTATTTTAATAAATCAAATTTTATCAAATGAAAAAGAAGAACTTAACCCCCGGGGACAAGGTATACAAGCTGACAAGAAACTCAGCGCCTCTGTCCTTTATGATACCAACTAGGAACACAAAAAGATATCCACTACTTTATTTTGATGAGGAGCAGAATACCAACAGAGCACTCAGGTATTCTATAAATCAGAAGACCCCATTTGAGGACGAGCAGGACGGCAATGCCATACTAGAGCCTGTTATATTTGAGGATGGATTCCTTAGAGTCCCAAAGACAAATCCTGTTCTTCAGGAATTTTTGTACTATCATCCAATGAATGGTGTTATATTTGTGGAAGTTGACAACGAGAAGGATGCGGCCAAGGAGATCGAAAAGCTTGACGCTGAGGTAGATGCACTGATAGAGGCGAGAAACCTTACCGTTGATCAGCTTGAGATCTTAGGCAGGGTGCTATTCGGAAAGGATACAACCAAGATGACTACGGCGGAGCTCAGAAGGGATATGTTTGTGTATGCTAAGAAGAGCCCATCCAACTTCCTTAATGCCCTTAAGGATCCAATGCTGAAGCTGCAGTCTAATGTCCAAAGGTTCTTTGATTCTAAACTACTGGTATTCAAGAACAACCGAAAGGATGTATTCTTCAATACCGCTTCAAATAAGAAGAAACTAATTAGCGTACCATACGGACAGGATCCAATGTTCGTGGTAGCGTCTTATCTCCAGAGCGACGACGGAATAGAAGTTCTGAAGTTCTTGGAGACAGAGATTGAAATGGTTGATTTGTGATTCGTGTTTTTAGCTAAATCGAGGGGCTGTTCTCAGCCCCTTTCTTTTTTTTACTATCTTTGTAACCATGATAGATTCCGTAAGAAATACAGTACTTTCCGTATTGAATAAGAACAACTACGGATACATTTCCCCATCAGATTTCAATCTATACGCCAAGCAGGCGCAGTTGGAATTGTTTGAAGATGTATTCTCCATGTATAATAAGACCATAAATATGGAGAATGCAAGGGCTTCTGGAACCGGATATGCTAACATTCGCAAGATTCATGAGGAGTTTATAGACGTATTTTCTACAACAAATCCCCTCACCCACGATACAGACAATATATTTTTTCTCCCTTCATTAATAACGACGGGGGATTATTCGTATATGATCAATAAGGTTCTATGCTATGACGTTCAAGCAGGGCCTCCGGTAGTAACTACATTTAAGGGAGAAGCGGAAAGGGTTAGCCAGTCTAATATAACAATGCTAACCAACTCGATACTGACAGCGCCATCTGAAATATTTCCTGCTTATACTACAGAAGGAATCAGGATGACTGTATATCCATCTACCTTCGATTCTCAGGGGGAGGTTGTGGCTCAGTACATAAGATACCCTAAGGATCCAAAATGGACATACATATCTCTTTCTAATGGTGAGCCAGTGTTTGATCAGACTCAGCTAGATTACCAAGACTTTGAGATTCCAATAGAGGATGAATATAAATTAGTAATGAAGATATTGCAATACTGTGGCATCTCCATAAGGGAGATACAGGTTGCTCAATTTGGCATTGCTCAAGAAGCGGGTCAAGAAAATACATCTAGTAAATAATAATAATAGCCAATGGGATATATTTCTCAATATGCATACTACGCCAATAGCGGCAACTCTCCGGAAGATATAAACTGGGGATCGTATCAGTATGTGTCCCTTCAGGATATAGTTAATAACTACATGCTGATGTATGCAGGGAATAACTCATTGATAAACAATGAGGATAGATACAAGATATTGTTCCATGCAAAAAGAGCAATACAGGAATTAAACTACGATGCGTTCAAGGAGATAAAGGCTCTTGAGCTAAATGTTGACGATCAATTAAGATTCGTATTGCCATCTGATTATGTCAATTGGGTCAGGGTATCTATGTATAAAAATGGATACATATTCCCATTGACAGAGAACATCCAGCTCAACACATCAAATGCATACCTACAGGATCAGCAAGGAAAGATACTATTCGATCAGAATGGAGACATACTGAAACCGCAGTTCTCCAATCTCGATTACGATAGGATCACTGGTCAGCAGCAGAGTATATACCTAAATCCCGGAAGCCAGTTTCACGGATCGTCAGGCTGGTTCTACGATGGGATGTGGTATTTTGAATACCAAGTTGGAAAGAGGTTTGGCTTGAATACTGAGACAGCTAATAGGAATCCTACGTTTAGGATAGACAATAAGACTGGTGTAATAAACTTCAGCTCAGACATGGCTAATCAGGTTTGCCTGCTGGAGTACGTATCTGACGGAATGGAGAGCGGAGACAACTCAAAGATCAGCGTAAATAAATTGTTCGAGAAGTTTATATATTCATATATTACATATGAGATACTCAACAGTAAGCTAGGCGTTCAGGAGTATATTGTAAACAGGGCTAGAAAAGAAAAGACAGCCTTACTCCGCAATGCAAAAATCAGAATCAGTAATATTCACCCGGGCAGATTACTTATGAATCTGCGTGGAAATGATAAGTGGTTAAAATAATATGGCAAATCTTTCTAGAAATTTCATAGCCGGTAGGATGAATAAGTCGGTCGATGAGCGACTTATACCAAATGGAGAGTACATAGATGCTCTTAACATTCGCATGGGATCTACCGAACTTTCTGAGATAGGTGTCATAGAGAACACGACGGGTAACGACCAGCTTACTGTTCTTAAGTTTCTTAACGAGCCGTTAAGCAATGACGCTGTTTGCATAGGTGCATATGAGGATGGCGCTAGGGAAACCTTATACTGGTTTGTACACGACTCCAATAACCCTCTATCAGCTACTACCAATAAGGTAGACATTATAGTATCATTTAACACTAAGAGTAGCGCACTAACATATCACGTTATAAGTGAATACGAGGCGGGAGGATCTGGAACCACGCTTAACTTTAATCCGAAGTATCTGGTTAATGCGGTGAACATGGTTGACGATCTGTTGTTTTTTACAGACAACTATAACCCACCAAGGTTCATAAATATAAAGAAGTCGTACCTGCAACCATCTGCAGGAGTTGATCAGATTACCGCAGAGGAATTAATGGTAATCAAGAAGTTCCCCCCAGAAGCTCCTGAAGTAACTCCATTCATAAATCCATCCGCGTCGTCAGAGGATAGCTTTATGAAGGATAGATTTATATGCTTTGCTTACAGGTACAGATATGACGACAATCAGTACTCTGCTACATCTCAATTCACGCAGCCGGTATTCATACCAAATCAATTTGGATTTGCTCCCGACAGCTTCTTGAATTCAGGTATGCAGAATCAGGCTACCAACGCCGTAATAAAGTTTAACTCTGGAGGCCCACTTGTAAAAGGAATTGATCTTCTATTCAAGGAAGCCAGCAGTAATATTATAAGGGTGATAGAGAAGCTTGATAAGGCTTCAATGGGTTATGGAAATAATACTGTATACACATATACATTTGGAGATAGTAAGATATTTACGATACTACCAGACTACGAGATACTCAGGCTTTACGATAATGTACCTAGATTAGCAAATGCTCAGACAATAATTGGCAATAGGCTGGTGTATGGCAATTACGTTGAAGGGTATGACATGGTTGATCTCAATGGCCTTGCAGTAAATCTTCAATATACAACAGAATTAATATCCGAGGACATCAATGTATACGACTTAACATCTTATACGCTTTCTTCAAACTACACAATTGATGGACCGGTTACAGTACCCGGATCATCATTGGTGGTTGACCTAGCCGGGTATGTTTCAGAACTTAAGGAGGGCGCCATTATATCAATAGACTTCAAGCTAGCTCACGATCAGTTCTCAAACGGAAGTTTGCCAGAGCAGACTGATAGCATGACGGCGTCATTCTCCTATACGCTTCCTCAGGATTTCCCAGATGTAACTAGCTTAGTTAATAGCAATGGGTTTCAGATAGCAATAGGAACGGCAGCTAATATACAGTCGGTACAGAATTGTGACAATGGAGATACCTTTACAGATTCATTTAACTGCGCTGTTCCTCAAAATCTTGGAACATATTCAAAATATGAGAGTGGCATAACTGCCCCAGACCAGCCCATATCAGTAACGCCAGCGGCATCTCCGAATACTGCAATGCTTATTCAGTTTCCTGCCATGGCATTTGTAGATAACGTATCTGCTCCTACTGATTATGTTTATGAATATTATAAAATAACATCAGCTGAGGCGACGCTGCAAAATATATCTACTACCACCAGCCTTCACAGCAATAGAGGGTATGAGGTTGGTATAATATATATGGATGAATTCGGCAGATCAACAACTGCTTTAGTAAGTAAGAATAATACACAGTTCATTGATTGCGGACTTTCATCCTTTAAAAATAGTATAAGGGTAACAATACCAACAAGTCAAAGAGCACCGTATTGGGCGAGCAGATATAAGTTCTGTATAAAGACAGACAGGGAAAACTATGAGACAATATACTCAAACATATTCTTCCCTAGCCCTGACGACAATACTGTTTGGTTTTTAGTTGACGGAGAGAATGCAAAGAAGGTTCAAGAAGGAGACAGGTTAATAGTAAAGGCGGATACATCTGGCCCTCTTAGCGGGTGCGCATTTGCAACAGTTCTTGAGAAGAAAGTTCAAAGCAACGACTTTATAACAATTCCCGGTGGCGGTTTCGTTCCGGGAGGAGTGTATATAAAAATACTTCCAAATAACTTTAATACAGTTAAGGATCCGAATGCGTATGTTGATTTAGGATCATATACTGTTACTGCTCAAGGAAGCTATGATACGTATCCTTTAATGGTATATACAGTATCGTACCCAGACAATAGCCAAATAGATATACCAGCTGGTAGTAGAGTAAGACTTTATATTAGGCTTTATAGAAGAGGTCCGGGAAGCGGTGACAGGGCTTGCGAGAGAAGAGAGTATACGTTAGATAAAACAATTATATCAAGCAACTCTCACGCATCATTTAAGGATTTCTTTGTAGACGAGAATGTGAAGGACATACTAAATGATGGAGTGCAAAATAATGGGGTTGGTAGTTGCCCAATAACTAACTATTATAATCCAAGTGTACTAATAGGACCCACTCAAACATCGACCAGCTGTTCTCCGGGGAACTACTTCCCATGTCCAGTAGATGTTTCAAAGTGCACAGCTACATACAGATTCAATGTTGACCCGGTTACGCAGAAGCAAACATTAATGGTAGCTGGTGGAGTATGGGCGTGCGGATTCACTAGTAATAGGGAAGCTAAGATCACAATGCACATAGAGATACAGAGGGCAGAGGATCTTATTATATTTGAGACTCAGCCATCTGATTCACTACCTGATGTGTTCTATGAATCATCTCAGTCATTCTCTATAGATTCAAGTGGGCAGCATTCTGGAAATGTTCAGAGTCAAAACTTTCTGCTTAATTCTCCAGCAATAATAGATACAGACTTTTTCAATTGCTATTCATTTGGTAATGGTGCAGAGAGTTATAAAATACTTGACTCAGCTGCAGGAAAGCATTTCAATATTGGCAATAGAGTTACTATCACATCCAACCAAGACTACATGGAGGTCGACAGATATGCAGACCTTACATATAGTGGTGTATATAATGACGAGTCTAATGTCAATAAGCTAAATGAATTCAATTTAGGATTGCTGAACTTTAAGCCTCTTGAGAATTCATTTGGAAGTATCGAGGTTCTTTATGGAAGGGAGACTGACATATTAGTTCTTCAGGAAGATAAGATATCTTATGTACTTGCGGGAAAGAATTTGATTTCTGATTCAACAGGCGGAGGAACAATATCCTCTGTGCCAGAGGTTCTTGGGACACAGATAGCCAGACTTGAGGAGTATGGTATAAGTAAGAATCCAGAAAGCTTCACGTCTTATGGATATGACAAATACTTCACAGACCAAAAGAGAGGAGCTGTAATAAAGCTAACAGGAAGTTCTTACTCAAATGATCAGCTCAATGTGGTATCAGAAAATGGAATGAGGACTTGGTTCAGGGATTTGTTTATATCAAACCCAGATACTCAAAAGCTAGGAGGATACGATCCATATATGAATGAGTATGTGTTGTCTTCTAACAACAATGATTTGCCAGTAGATGACATATGTGTAGATTGTAACAACCAGCAAACGCTTCAGATACAAGCCCCTAATCCCGGGGTAATGACACTGGCAGCTGAGCTTTGTTTTAATTATGGAAACACTATCGGAGATGTAACCATAGATATCCTATATACTCAGAATGATCCGCTTGCCAATAATCCTATAATTGTAACTTCGATATACAATGGTCTAGAGTATGGGACTGGACCGATATTCACGAACGCTACGATAGTATTCCCTAAGGATCTTATTAATGTAACTCAAGGCTTCATCAATATAGAAGTTGAGCAGTACTCAGAGGTTACAATTCAGGTAAGCTGCCCGGGAGCAAACTCACTCAAGGTAGTTCAGGTTTGCGTAAGTAGCATAGCAAAAGCAGGTCAGTTCATACATAACGAGTACAACTATATAGATGGGGTTTATATATCTCCAACACTATCTTCATCTGTACAGATGTCGTCAAATCCGCTGCAGCCTGTAGTATCTTATTACAGTATGATATCCGGATATCAGGGAGATTCATTTATACCAACCGATGGCAGCAATGTTACAATGAATGCCAATAAGATTGGGTTCGACGATTTCCAATTCAATCCATCTGCAGATACATTTAAGTTTCTCAGGAGCTCAACAGAATACCAAAATACACCGGGAGACATAACGCTTCTACTTGCTGCCGCAGCCGATGCGACGCCAATAGATTTATCAGGCGCTCCTAATTTATATTCTGCAAGCTTCACAATGCCTGCAGCACCGCCTACAGATGAATACCTGTATTTGATATGGGATTACAGATCAGGTACTCAGCAAGAATTATGCTACTCAAATGTGTCAGCAGATGACGCTTGTTGCGACTGCGATTGTGGAGAAGAGTGTCCAACATATGAAGTAGTTGCAGTAGTGGGTGGAACAGGAGGGTCTTATTTTTATAATACATGCCCCGGCTTTGAGCTAGGCGGACTCTTGTCATCTGGAGAATCGGTAATTCTATGTGCTCAAGAGGGGACTTTGTCGGCAACTGGAGATGTAACAGTAACTAGGATACAATGCGGGTGCAGCTCATATGATCCTACACCTACCACTTATGATTTCCTAGGACCGTTTTATACTGGGTATACAAACCCGTATCAGGAGACTATTTCATATTCTACCGCAAATTTACAAGCGGCTATATGTGAAAACTTAAATCCTCTGCCCGGCACTACATTTAATTTCAATACATACTACTTCCAGCTAGGAGACTTCGTTTCTGCAGGTACTCAGATTTATTCAGATACATCAGGAACTCCTTCAAATGTTACAGGGATATTTATATATGCTCCTTTTACTGCCATATTCCCAGATGACATAGAGGATTGTTTTGTGGTATCTGTAGTTAATGGAATCATAGCAGGAGTAGTACCAACAACATATTATATAACAAATTGCTAAGATGGGAACTACGAATTTATATTACTTAAATGGGGTCGACCTACCTTCTTCTACTGCGGTATACACTGATGTATTGCTGACAACCCTTGCTCCTGATGGATGGTATTCATTTGGAGGGGTAGTTAGAGAGCAACTGCTTGGAGTACTTCAGCCAGTTGTTCAGTGCCCATCTTGCGCATACCCTTGCTCAGCAGTACCTATAACGAATCCTCCGTTCTCTGGATCAAATGAATTATTCCAAATGCCAATTAGTGCGGGTGGCGGAATAGGTGCCGTAAGAATAGATATGGAAATTTTATTGACATCTATTTTTGGATTTAGGGTTGAATATGGATTGAATACTTTTAACTATGCAATTGGAGCTACCGTTGGGCATGTTCAGGCTCCTTACCCAAGAACTACATGGGTGTCAGATGGATCTTGTACGGCACTGCCTATACCAACTCCTTTTATATTAACAGACTATATTTTAAATAACCTTGGGTCGTATGTTCCAACCGGAAATACTTCTTCTGCTGTAGTTCTACCAACAGATGTTATAACCGTAGCGGCTCCAGTGCTTGAAAAATACACAACCTTTATACCTAAGAACTCAGTAAGCGAAACGGATCTTACATTGTACCTTTATGCATATTCTGGATGCAGCCCCAATACTATCAATGTAACTGCTTATTGCCCAGATCTTTTGCCATCTGAGCCAATACATACTACTCCATTCCCAGACTCTGCAACCGCATGCGGGTATGATGGAGATGAGTATTCCACTATATATGTAGGTAGGATAAATGGTATAGCTGGAACGATAGGATTATACGATATGTTGTTCATGGATTCAGTATCTCAGACTCCGTTCATATATCCAGCAGGATGGTATGTACATAAGTCTGGAGGAGTAACTACCGCTATCGAAGTTGATTCAAATGGAGTAGTAATAAATACAGTAACTTGCCCATAATATGAGTTTGTATACGCTTACATATAGCCCCGGAGCAGAAGGATGGCCCTCCTTCTATTCATTCTATCCAGAGAAGATGATAGGTATGAATAACTATTTCTACAGCTTCAAGGGAGCGAATCTGTACAGGCACAATACCAATGAGACCAGAAATAACTTCTATGGTGTTCAGTACTCGTCTCAGCTAACAAGCGTTATCAACGACAGCCCCCTAGAGAATAAGCTATTTAAGACAATCAATCTGGAGGGAGATTCCCCATGGACAATGTCTCCAATGGACACAGACCTTGCCCAGAATTATGGGGAGATCGATGCGGCTTGGTTTGACAAGAAGGAGCAGTCGTATTACGCATTCATAAGAAGCAATACTCAAACCCCTCCTCCCATATTGCAATACGCCCAGAGATCTACTGGTGGCATAGGAAAGCCGAGCGCTGTTAACTCATTGAGTCCAACTACTCAAGCCATAGAGTTCTCCATAACTCCTTTAGTATCAATAGGTAACGTAGTAAGTATAGGCGACTATCTGTACTATGCAGCTGGCCCATCTTTCTCTGTTCCAGTGTTAGCTGGAGAGATAATAGATATCACGGTCAATCTGCCGGCAGGGGACAACTATATTACTATAGACAATACTACCCCCGGAGCCACCCCAGTTCCTAATGCAGGGGTATTCATAATGTACATTAAGTCGGCTACTGCCGAATCCCATGGACTGCTTGGTCACTACCTTAGATTCGTGGCTACCAACACTGATACATCCAAGGTTGAATTATTCTCAGTTGAGTCTGAGGTAATGAAATCTTATCCCTGATTTTAGTATCTTTGTATGACATGGCCCTTGACATTAGACCGCTCATTACCAGCGACTATGATGACATTCTAGTAGGTTGGTGGAAACGCTGGAGGTGGACGCCTCCAGCTAAGGATTTTCTACCCGGAAATGGAGCAGGCGGATATATAGTTTACGACAATGATGTTCCAGTGTGTGCTGGATTTTTGTATGTAACTAATTCTCAAGTGGCATGGGTTGATTGGATAATATCTAACTTTGACTACAAGGATAGAGATACAAGAAAAGAAGCTCTTTCATTACTTATACAATCTCTTGGTGGAACGGCAAGTAATGAGGGATATAAATATACATACGCCCTAATAAAAAATCCTAGCCTCATGGAATTGTATGAGGAGCTTGGTTATATAAAGGGTGATTCTTATGCAAACGAAATGATAAAAATATGGGAGTAGCAACAGCGGTAGCCATAGGAGGCCTTGCGCTATCTGCGGCAGGAACGACTGGATCCTTCATACAAGGAGGCAAGCAGAGAAAAGCTGCAGCGAAGGCTAGGGACGAAGCAGCCAAAGCTATGTTGGAAGCCAAGAAGGAATTAGAGATAAACTATTTAAAGGGGCTTAGCATCCAGAAGGAGCCTTACGAATTGCAAAGAGAAGCCCTGCTGTCTGCAGGCGCTCAAGCTATTGAGGCGGGTAGAGAGGGAGAAACTAGAGGTGGAGCTGCCACAGCTGGTAGAGTACAGATGGCTCAGCAAGAAGGACAGGCTGGAGTAAGGACTGCTATGGGACAAGAGATGGCTAACCTCGATAAAATAATAGCAGCAGAGGACGCTAGGCTTGCAGGAGAAAGAGCTAACATAGATCTTGAGGAGGCTAAGGGAGCTCAGCAAGCTGCAGCATATGCCACTAATGCAGCAAACCAAGCAATGACGCAGGGGTTTGCAGGCCTTCAAAGTATGGGCGAGAAGGCGCAGAGCTTTATAAATCTGTATGAAAATCAAGGAGAAGATACGCTAGGAGAAAATAGAGTAACTGGAGACTTTTCGTCTAAGATTTTTTCTAATCAGAGGAGTCCTAACCTTGCTACTAGCATGCAACCTCGTGATGTTAATTTGAATCCATTTTCCATAACCAGACCATAAAATATATATAGATGAGTTATTATGGATACGTTGCTCCTAATATAAATAAAGAAGTAAACTGGGCGAAGATCGGAACGGACTTCGCTGACATGCTTTATAAAGGGGAGGAGGACAGAGAGAAGAAGCGTAAAGAAATAGATGCCGAGACCGATAAGGTAATTAAGTTAATTAACGAAAGCCCAACCGGCCTTAGCAAAAGCCTGAGTGATTGGTCTTTAGATTTTGGATCAAAGGCAAAGAATCAGATGCTTATGCTAAACAGGGAGCTAAAGGCAGGGAGACTTAACCCTGATAAATTTATAAAGTACAGGCAGAATTTAAATGATGGGACCAAGGGGATATATGAGACGATGGATAGATTTAAAAAGTATGGAGCAGAGGTAGAAGAGAAAATAAGGAAAGGTGTAGCTTCAGAGGCTGAAAGATGGGCTTGGGCAACAGTTGAAAAGCTTGGAAGATTCTCTGAGTCGGAAGCATACATTAATCCTACTGATTCTAATGTATATATCGCCCCATTGAAAGACGGTAAGATAGATACTGACCCCAATAATATAATGTCTCCAGCTGCATTAAATAGAATGCTGGAAACTAAGTACGATAGATTTGATATACTAGGATCAAGTAAAAAAATAGCAGACGCTGCCGCCAAGGATATAAGGGTAGTCAATAAGGGTGGCATTAAGACAATATCAAATATACTTCAAAGGCCGGGATTTGATGAAAAGGATCCATCTAAATTAGATCCTACAACTAAGCTTTACCTTCAGCTTGAGAACGACGCAGTGAATGCAGCGTTATACACTGACGAGGTTTCAATGAGTGTTCTTGTAGATGGAAGACAGGTGAATAAGAGGACTGGCAATGTTTATGATTTTACAACTGACGAGAAAGACCCGGGTATAAAAACTGGCGATAAGATATACATGAAGTTTAATCCCGGGACAAGCAAGTATGATCCAATGCTTACAGAAGAGCAGAAGGAAGATGCTCGCAATGTGCTTAAGGCATCTATCAGGTATCAGCTTCCATACGAAGAAACTCCTATGGCAGAGAGACAGGTAACTGGAAGGACTCCAACAGAGGGAGATTATGAAAGGGCAGCGAAGTCTAAGAAGGATAGATCAGCCGTAAACGAAATAGCAAAAATATGGTATGGTAATACCACCGAATTGCAAGAGGGATTAGATTATTTTAAGGGACTAATTCCTAATGCAATCAATATAGAAAAAACTTCCGATGGGAATCTTTCTATAACATATAAAGACGGAACAGTATCTCCCATTCAGATAAAAGGAAAATCTATAGAAGGTTTCATAAGGAGTGCTACTGAACTTACTGGGATAGAGGATGTAAACGAAGCATTACGCTCTGCGCAGTATGATAAAAAAGCCCCATATTCTAGCGCTACTGGTAAAAGCGTAAGATCTATTGCTTCATCTGGCGAAGCTCAAGGAACTCTTGTTGATGCATGGGGCGCTAAGGTTAAGGAAATGATACCTTCGATTCCAAAAAACGAAGATGAGGCGCTATCATCTTTATCTAACTTAACTGGCTTTGGTTTTAAAGTTAGGGTTCCATATACATATGGAGATTACATAGCAATAAAGGGTCCCAAAGGGGAGCAAGAATTCTCTACTTCAGACACAGATGCTATATATAATTTTATTATAGAGTCTCTAGATGAAACAGAATTGCAAAAACTTGCAAAGAAAGGATCTATAAAATTATCTCCAAGCACATTTAATCCATAATAAAATGAGTGTAAAAGTATTAGATAAATCTTATGACCTGTTTTCAAAAGGTGGATATAGTGGAACAAAGGAACAATTTATAGAGCTAGTCAACTCAAATGAACTAGCCTTATCTACAAGCTACGATTTATATGTAAGCGATGGTGAGCAGATTGATATAGACGAGTATAAGAAATCCCTAACACAGGGAGAGCCGCCTATTAAAAAAAAAGCCCAGCCAAGCGCAAGCCAGCAGCCAAGTGGGGCATCCAACTTGGCAGATGGTTCATCGGCATCTCCAAAGCCTAAG